CAAACAGCTCCTGTACCGCAATTTTCTGGTCAATGGTGGGTAAACCCCAGCGACCGATCTACCTACATCTGGGTGGGTAGTGTTGCCGCCACGCTGGAAGAAAGTAATGGCTATTGGTTAAATCTCGGCTACGGCAATCTTCAAAACGAAAACCTGCGATTTGCTGGCACCTATAACGGCTCTACAAACCTGGTTGAAACAGTTACGCAGTATTCAACACAGGCTGGTTTGGATTCTGGAGACACATTAAATGCACCTGCTGATAACAATAACGGGCTTTATTACATCGTTACTACGGCGGGTACGGGAAGCGGTTTTGCCCCTGTAGGCAGTTTGGCTGCCGGAGATTGGATTGTTTCTTTGGGGCAAGGCTCCAACTGGGAACTGCTTGACTTCGCTTCTGTAGTGGCTGGCGTGTCGGATGCCGACGTTCTCGTTAATGGAGCGGCGCTTTCCCCTTCAGCCTCCTCTATTGCCACGCAAGAGGATTACAACGAGAACGTATGGGGAAGAGTTCAGGTAGCAACATCTTCGGCGTACGGGATTGTTAGAGGATCAACTGAAGTAGTTGTAGCAAGTGGCACTGGCATTATGAGCATTGGAATTATTGACGATGGCACCTATTGATCATGCAGCGCACGCAAAGCTTAATCTATAGCGGCCCTGAAGTGCCTATTGGTGGAAATCCAGGCGAGGTACTTGTAAAAATACAAGGCAGTAATTACTACACTGCTTGGCGCGATTTGTCTTTTGTATTAGACCAATATGACGTAACGCTAGACGACGGCGAGTACTAAGTCGCTACACTGAAGCCATAATCCCGTCCTCAAGGAGTTAAGGGAAATGGCTTCCACCCATAAGAGCCTTCGTACTAGCACCGCCAACAAGCGCCCCACCACTGCCATTGCTGACGGGCAGATTGCGCTTAACACCAATATCACCAGTCCCGGTCTGTTTTTTAAGGACAGCACTGGCGCGACGATCATCAAAGTTGGTCCGGTTCATGTAGGCACAACTGCTCCCAACGCAAGTCCTGCAGGCAGCAGCGGCAATAGCACTGGTGAAGTTTGGCAGGATACGAGCCTGACCCCCAACGGCGTCAAGATCTGGAACGGCAGCGCATGGGTGAACGTCACTCCCGCTGGTAGCACCACTGTTCAAGGTTTGCTGGAACTTGCCACCAACGCCGAAACGCAGACTGGCTCTGATACCGCTCGTGCTGTAACCCCCGCAAGTCTGCAGAGCAAGGTAAGCGATAGCACCAGTACCACCAGCTCAACAACTATTGCATCGAGCACGGCAGTTAAAAGTGCTTACGATCTCGCCAATGCAGCATTGCCTAAGTCTGGCGGCACGGTTACTGGCAACCTGGAAATTGGAACAACTGGTAGCCTTACTTTTGAAGGATCCACTGCTGATGGCTTTGAAACTACTCTTGCAGTAACAGATCCTACTGCTGACCGCACGATCACATTCCCCGATCAAACTGGCACTGTTTTATTGGGATCGGCTACAGCGTATATTGATAGCTCCAGCAGACTATTGCTTGGTACTTCTACAAGCATTTCAAGCTGGTCCGTTGCAGCAGTCGAAATAGTCGGAGACACTACAAATAATGGCGCGTTAATCCTTGGAAGAAATGACACGTCAATTACTGATGGAAACGGAATTGGCGTAATTTCTTTTAGAGGTAATGATGCAAACGGTACATATGAAGAGTGCGCAAAAATTGAAGCCCAAGCCGATGGTACTCATGGTGACGGAGACAAGCCAACTAGACTAGTTTTTTCTACTACTCCCACGGGATCTGGCACTCCATCGGAGCGAGTCAGAATTGACGATGCTGGAGATACATATATCGGCACCACTGTTTCGCCTACATCCTCTATTTCCGGCTTTTTATTTACGCAAACCGGCAGGCAAATTCAGTACAGCTCTACTGCCAGCTCTCTTATCAGGGTGTTTGAAGCAGGCGGCAACGCTGGTTATGCTCGCATCATGGGTGATGGCGACTTAGAAAATACCAATAATCGTTATACGGGTCTTTCCGACGTTAAATTAAAGCAGAACATCGAAGACGCTAGCTCGCAATGGGATGACATCAAGAACATCCGAGTCCGCAAATACGAACTAATTGCAAACCCCACCCGCAAGCAAATTGGTGTAATTGCCCAAGAGCTTGAGCAAGTAAGCCCTGGTCTTGTTATTGAGCGCGTTTACGACGAAGATACCGGAGAAACAGTCAAGTCGGTTGCCTACTCCGTTCTTTACATGAAGGCTGTCAAGGCTTTACAGGAAGCGATGGAACGCATTGAAACACTTGAGGCAAAAGTTGCCGCTCTTGAAGGAGGTGCAAACTGATGGCAGTCAAAAGCAAAACCGCATTGGGGCGTGTTGAGCACAAAGCCGGACGACCCAAAACAACCAGTCAGGGTTACGGTCAGCACAGTCGTCCAGCACGTCGCGGCAAAAAAGCCCTGCGTGGACAGGGGCGCTAATCTGTACCAAGGAGGTGCGTCATGGCAATTTCACCCGGCACTTACAACATCAGCTTGCAGCGTCGGGCGGATTACGGTGTCACGCTTCAATTCAAAGACAGCAGTGGCACTGCGATCAATTTGACAGGTTGGACTGTTGAAGCGCAAGCGTGGAACCGAGGGCGGACCACAAAATACGCTGACTTTGCCGTTACCTACACCGACCGCGCGACTGGTACGGTTGCTATTGCGCTGACGGATGAACAAACTGCGTCATTCCCCAACGAGGCGTATTACGACGTATTGCTTACCAACGGTAGCGGTCTTAAAGAGTATTACTTAGAAGGCATCATTTACGTCAGCGAGGGCTACACGGCATGACAGCAGTCAACGTCAGTGCCGTTAGCAACACGGTTGTCGTCACGGAAAACGGCAGCAGCACTGTCGTTACGGTCATTACAGAAGGCCCGCAAGGTCCATCAGGTATTGCTGCCGGAGCATTGCCAGTAGGCGGTAATCCAGGCAACATTTTACTAAAGCAGACAAACGCTAACTACGACGCAGACTGGGTAGCTACACTGGATGGAGGAACCTTTAATTAGCTATGGCACGCCTGCAGCTAAAGCGTGGTCTCAAGGCCAACCTTCCCACAACAGGGATGCTGGCAGGCGAGCCGCACATTACGACGGATCGCGGCACGCTTCACGTCGCTACTGATGCAACCACCAAGCTGCCGGTGGTGCCTGCGATTGATGATCTCAGCACGATGAGCGCTGTAGACGGCGCTGCTGACCTGCTGATCGTCCATGACGCCAGCGAAAGCTCTGGCCAAAACGAGAAAAAGATCACCTTTAACGCTTTCAAGTCGGCACTTAATATCCCTTCGGAGAGCACTGACGAAAAGGTGGCTGTCGTGAATGGCGGCACTGCCGGCTACATCTACGGCACCGATGGCACTGATGGCGTGATCCGCCTAAACAGCAGCCTGAGCTGGACAAAGGATGCTGGCAACGGTTACGTCACCATCGCGGTTGACACCGTAGACGGCGGCACGTTCTGATGGCTCGCATCGCAAAGATCATCCTGCGCAATGGCACTACAACGCCGAGCGCTACTGATTTCGAGATCGGTGAACCCGCTTGGGATAAAACGAACGGGAAGCTATATCTCAAAAACGCTGCGGGCACGATGGTTGAGATCAATACAACTACTGCCCCTGTAACGGACTACGGTTCTGTCGCTGATCCCGTGACTGCTGCCTTTGATTACGGAGCGCTTGTCTAATGGCAACACAAATCCAGCTACGACGTGGCACCACTTCACAGCACTCCACCTTTACTGGTGCCGTTGGTGAAGTCACGGTAGACACCGACAAGGAATCAGTTGTTGTCCATGACGGTGCAACTGCCGGTGGGTTTCCCTTGGCACGGGAGTCGGATTCGCGCTTCCTACCTTCCGGTGGCACTACCGGGCAACAGCTAGTCAAGAACAGCGGCACTAATTATGACGTTGCTTGGTCTGGGGCCAGTGACGTGTTCATTGTGGCGTGCAGCGATGAAACAACAAATCTGACGGCCGGCACTGATAAAGCACGCTTCACGATGCCCTATGCCGGGACACTGACTGCGGTGAAGGCTGATGTGAACACCGCCCCCACGGGCAGCACGCTGGTGGTGGACATTAACGAGGCCGGTGTTTCGGTGCTGTCCACCAAGCTCTCGATTGATGCAGGTGAAAGCAGTAGCTCAACCGCTGCAACACCTCCAGTGATCAGCGATTCAGCGCTGGCATCAGGCGCAGTGATCAGCATCGACATTGATCAGATCGGTTCTACGGTCGCCGGAGCTGGTCTCAAGGTGACGCTTTTTGTCACCAGGAGCTGAGCCAATGAAGAATTTTGCTCTCTTTGATTCTGAGACCAGTAAGGTGCTCGACTACCCACGGGCCGACGAGGAGCCTGTGCAGGGGCTGGATCCGCGCTATCAGGTGCTGCGTGTTGTGCGGCAAGAACGTCCTGATTACGACAAGAGCACTCACTTCCTGCGCGAGATTCGCGCAGTCGATCTTGCTGCTGGTGAGTGGCAGTGGAACTGGGAAGTCGTTGAATTACCACCGCCTCCACTTGATTACCAAGGTTTCTATTTTGCGTTGCTTAGCAGCAATGTGTATCAAGGCTTGCTGGCGGTACCTGCAACAGCAGAGTTAGCTCGTGCATTGGCGGTATTTGTTTCTGCAATCCAAGATTGTATGAACTACCGCGAGAACCAAGATGCGATGCAGAACGCTATCTGGCTTTTGCTGGGGCAGATGACTTTGAGCGATGATCAGTTGACGGAGCTGGGAGAGCTGATGCAACAGTACAAATTAAACACGATCTACCGCTTGCAACCATGAGCGTCGTCTACATCAATAGCTATCAGTTCTCCGCCGCTGCCCCCGCACTGACAACATGGGACATTGGGATCACAACGACTGATGGTAACTGGTCACTTAGAACAGAATCCACCTGTAATTACGACGTGGACTGGGGCGACGGCCAGACGGATACAAACGTCTCAGCAACAGGCACATTTGTGAAATCACACACCTACGCGTCAAGCGGAAGCTATACGGTTAAAGTCAAGCTAAACAGCGGTGTTTTCAGGCCGCGCTTTGATTACGGGACAGGCAGTTCAAACGCAGAAGTCGTATCTCTTGGCGCCACACCGCCGGGGTGGTCTTTTGGTACAGACCTTAGCCAGGCATTTTATGCTTTATTTTCGCTGTCTTCGGTGTCGGCGAACATGGATACCTCAGCAGTTACGACTTATTTTAGTACTTGGCTTTATTGCACAAGTCTTACCAGTTTCCCGCTGATTACTACGTCTAGTGGAACTGATTTTACAGCCACTTGGCAAAATTGCACAGGGCTTACCAGTTTCCCGTTGCTTGATACATCTAGCGGCACCAACTTTGCAGGCGCTTGGCGCAACTGCACAAGCCTAGTGAGCTTCCCTGCTAGTTTCTTTGATAACTGGACCGCAACACCTGCGAGCAACTGTTTTTATCTTGCTTGGGCTGGCTGTACTTCGCTGTCTGCTACGAGCGTAGAGAATATCCTCAACAGCATCGCTACCTCTGGCAGGTCTCCATCTGGTACCGGCACTAGCGTCACCATCACCATCGACTACAACGCCAGTAGCGGCACGCCAAGCATCAGCTCAGCAGTAAGCACTCTCAAGTCTCGCGGCTGGATTATCGTCCTCAACGGCGTGACGCAATAGATCAAGTAACGGGCGCTAAGCTGTACCCGTAGCCATTGCTGCCATGATTGAAGTCATAGCCGCAGTGGCCGGCGCGTCTATTACCGTTGCTGCGATGGGAGCGGCGGGGTTCAGCCGGAAATCAGACGAAGCGCGCGATGCAGTGATTCGCCTCACGAGCGCCGTCGAACATATTGCAACACAATTAGAAGTATTGCATTCAGACATTAAAGAAGACAGAAAAGAATTTTTCTCTCGCCTTAATACCGTCGAGCAAAGGGTCTCTAAGCTGGAAGTGCGTCCGCCATCCCTCTGACCCATGGACTTTTTGAACCATCCGGCAACGTGGATCGTCTTAGCAGCAGCGTCTGAGCTGATCGCCCTGTCGCCCCTGAAGGACAACAGCATCATCCAACTGATTTTCCACGCCCTCCGTTCCATCAAGGGAAAAAAGCTCTAGGCAAAACCTGGGAGCAAGCTGCTAGGGAGTGGTGGTTTGAAACCATGCTCCCCGGCAGGTTGGACGATGCTGAGCGCGAGTGGCACGCAGCGCAACCCGCTGATCCTGAGCCTGTCATCGTGCATCACGAGATTGACGACGAGCTACAGACCGGTGACAGCCGCCTCCTTGGTGGCGCAATGAGTATTCACGCCCCTTGGACTGATGACGCAAAACAAAATCCGCCTGCTTGATCTTTTTAAGTATTACAAAGCATTGCCGCATCAGCTTGCAGCGCTGACCGAGCTTGAAGAGGCTATCAACAAAGCCAACCCTCACATTCTCGGTCGCGATCAGGGCTGGTTCAAGACCTGGAGTCAGGGTGGCAAGCAAGGCGATTATGCTCCTGCATTCAAGTTGATCAAGGAATTCGAAGGCTGTCACCTCACGGCATACCCTGATCCTTTGTCCGGCGCAGAGCCGTACACGATTGGTTACGGCACAACTCGCTATCCCGGCGGACGGAGCGTTCAACGCGGCGACAAGATCACCGTGATCGAAGCCGATATGTTCATGCGGACTGAGGTCGATCAGATCGCTGAAAGGCTTGGTAAGGCGGTGCCGTTTTGGTCGGAAATGACGGACGGGCAGCAGTCTGCCCTTATTTCGTTTTCTTACAATTTAGGCAGCGGCTTCTACGACACTGCTGGTTTCGAAACCATCAGCAAGCGCCTGCGCGAACGCGATTGGAATGCAGTGCCGGCTGCGCTTGAGCTTTATCGAAATCCAAATACAAATGTTGAGGCTGGTTTGCTGCGTCGTCGGCGTGCCGAAGGAGCGCTATGGCGTGAAAGCCTGCCGAAACAACCTGAGATTCAGCAAGACCCCGCTAAATTGACGCCGAAATCGCCATTTAGCGCGCGACTGACGCCGCACATTCGACTGGGAGAGTTCGCACTTGATCAAGAAGCCCGTCGATTTACTGCTCAGCATCAAGTCGATACAGCGGCAGAGTTGGCGGCTTTCCTTGAGCGCGCTCGTTCGGCGTTCGGCGGGAAGCCAGTGATCATCACTTCAGGTTTCAGGCCGCCTGCAATCAATAAATCGGTTGGCGGTGCCTCTGGCAGCGAGCACCTGTTCAATGCGCCTGGTGTTGGTGCGGTCGACTGGTACCTAGAAGGAGTAGATATTTACAAATTGCAAGAATGGTGCGTGCGTGAATGGCCCTATAGCACCGGTCTTGGCGCGCCTAAAAAATTTATTCACACAGGAATTCGCGCAGGACGTCCTAGGCTGACTTGGCCCTACTGATCCTGCATGATCCTCCACGACACTGAAATCCTGCGCCTCATCAAAGAGAAGCGGATGATCGAGCCGTTCGAGCCTGAACTGCTGAACCCCGCATCGCTTGACCTCAGGCTTGGCGACAACATCATGGTGGAAGTGGAGCACACGCCAGAGCTGCAACTTCAATCGATTGCTCACTGCAGCGCTGAGAATCCTTACTGGTTGGCGCCGGGCGAGTTCGTGTTAGCGGAAACTCGCGAAACATTCAACATGCCTAATAACGTATGCGGAATGTTTTGTCTTAAATCTAGTCGTGCGCGTGAAGGCTATGAACACAGCCATGCTGGCTTCGCTGATCCCCTATGGGCCGGAAGTAAGCTGACTTTAGAGCTAACTAATGCTCGCCGCTTGCACTCTCTTCCGCTATACCCTGGCCTAAAAATTGGTCAGATGGTTTTCGTTATAACTGCTGGAGTCCCTGATATTGACTACGGAAAAGTCGGACACTACAACAATCAGGCTCGCGTGATGCCAAGCTGGGAGCAGCCGGTCTAGCTACCCTGTAGCAGAGCCCGGACTCGCCCCATGATGCACCAGATCGATGGCGTCGAACTGGTTAGCAAAAAGGTTACAAAACAACGATTTCGGGCTTCAATCTTTAACGCATGGCACGATCGTTGCGCTTATTGCGGTCGTCATGCCACTACAATTGATCACGTCAAGCCAAAAGCGAGAGGCGGGCTCACGGTTCCTGAAAACTGCGTACCCGCCTGTCTTTCTTGCAATGCTTCCAAAGGTCACATGTCACTGTGGACGTGGTGGACAATGCAGCATCACTGGGATTGGCATCGAGCCCAGCAGGTCTATGAATGGATCACTGGCATCGCATCTGTTCAATATAAATTTGCGCCTGCCATAAATCATTGGCATAGCGACAGATAGCGCCACCGGGCATGCAAGCTGCATAACGCACCTCGCCAATGCCGGGCTCCTCGCCGATTTCAATGTAAAAGCCGTCGCCGCAGTCAATTGCCCCTGTAGGCACTGCAGTCTCGTGCGAATCGGCCACCGGATGCTCTCCCTTCTGGAAACCCTAAATCACATTTTGCCGCAACTGCCTTCCAGTGGATGCACTGCTGACAATACGGGTGGCTGTCGTCGATCGCACGAGCATCGGCGTAAAGCTGCTCAGCCTCTGGTACAGCATTATCGAGAACAGTCGACTCAAGCGGCAAGTCAAGCTTTCCCTTCTTGGTCTTAATGCGAACCCGCCAGCCGGGTGGAGCTTCGTAAAGCACCATCCGACCAGCGTGGTAGCGCAGACTTGCCATTCCTACACGGGAATTTCCCGGAGTTTAGAGATCAAGTCATCAATTGTCCCATCATTTGTGATAAAGCGATCAAAGCCGTCGTAGCCATCAAGACTGCCCTCGCTTGCGTGGCCATGTTCGCGCTCTACGCCAGGGCGTTCAATGTGCCACATTTCACCGCCGAGCAGTTTGACCATTGCGGCTTCATTAGGGAAGCGCACGTCATCAGCAACTACGGCGTGATACCGCTGAGCGCGACCTTTCCAGCAGCGCACCCAAATTTCAGGGTGAATGCACTGCCGACCCCACTCGGTACCGAGCGTTTGCAGCATGTGCCGCACGCTGACGCCAGCGTCACCGACAACGACCTGCTTGGCTTGGTGAACAAGATAATTCGCACCATGCTTGTCGTAGCCAAGCGATTCCAGCATGGGAATCAGCATCAGCTTGAGAGTCTCAGCGAATGGCACAATCACGTAGCCGCGCTGTTCAAGTTCAAGCGCAACGGTTGATTTGCCCGACTGCGGCGCCGGGCTGTAAAGGCCAATGATTTTTTGCATTAAAGAGTACCAGTTAAAATGTAGCCGGCGCGCATGATCTCAGCGGTATCGTTTTTGAACCGCTCCCACAGGCCGGTGTAGGTGCCGCGCAGGCCAAGTTCGGCATTGCCTCGGTCGTACAAGTCGTACAGATAATCCATGAAATTAGTTTTGCCGTTCTCGATTTGCCATGGCTTCAGCTCGTCGCAAAGCATCTCGGCGGTCAGGGGACGGGTCGCCCCAATAAACGATTCTTCCATCGAAAAACCAAGGTTTGAAATACGTGTCGACACCCCAGGTCACGGGGTGGACGCCAAAAGACCCCACCCCTGCACTTGGCAGGTACATGCAGTCCTAACGCTGGGCGTCAGGTGCATGGTAAAGGCGCTCAAGCTGCATCGACGCAGGCTCGGGGAAGTCTTCATCTTCCACCTCGACCGCCCAAGAGTCAGAAGGATCAGAGATCGTCCAGGTGACAGGCGAGCCGTGTTGCTTGACGATGATTGCACCAATCCGAGGCGAGCGGACAATCCAACGGATAATGGCCGCCTCAATAGGGTTCAGGAAGGGGTGGCTTCGCATAATTCGTTTTGAAGTAACAGTACAGAGCAGTCACGGGCATATTCTGACCCGCCCTCTGGCAGGCCGAGACCGCAGCGACCGATCCAGTGCAAGCATGCCGCACATGGACCGCCATTGAGCACCCGCCTGTATTTATTCTTCATGGCGATTTCGGCACGACCTGCTGGCGTCGCTCGGTAACACCGATCGCAGTAAACAGGACCTGTAGTCGCAGTACCACAGCGCAGGCAGGGGCGACAGTTTTTGGTAATGGCCATCAATCATCAGCATTGAAATAAGAGCATTCGGTGGCAAAAGCACCACCAGCTTCTGGCACGTCTAAATCGCAATGCCCCTGCCACCAATGCGCGCAATTGCGGCAATTCATGGCAGATGCTTCATCCGTCGCCGATGCAGGGCGACTGCGAGAACGCGGTACTGGAACATGCCGCTTCAATTCTGGCCACAATTGGCGATATGTCATGCCAACACGAACTTGATTTACAGATTGATGCGTAACACCAAGCTCCTTGGCCAGTTCAGCGCCTGACCGCGAATCAGTAAGAATCAGCTTTACGTCTTCTGGGGTGAGCTTTTTGGCACCCAATGGTTTATTTGCCGAATCCTTGTCGACAATGACCTCGCGCTGAAGCTCGCGGTCGTAATGGACCGTCCACTTGTATTGGCAGCACTTGCATTTCAGCCAATACGTGCGAATACTTGAATTGTTCTTCCAATTGTGAGTCGATATAATTTTGCGAAATGTGTGCGTGCAGTAGCCCTCCACTATTTCACCACCTCCACCTCAGCCATCGGCCAACGCGCAGCAGCATATTGTTTCGCCTTTGCAGCCGATTCTGCGGGAATGCTGAATTTCATTGGCCTTGCGCCTGATTGCTTTACGATTAAATTGAACAATTTTGTTTTGGCACCTGCTGGCGCTCTGCTGATCCCTTCTCCATGCTGTGTCTTGCCAGCATCTTCCTCGACCCAGTGCATGATGAAAAATGGAATGGATTAGAAGTAACATTTCGCCCGAGCAGGAGCTG